CGAGCCATTGTCTATCCAATCTCAAAAAGATTTGACTAGTCGCGAAACAATTTACCTTGGCTACATGATCACTGACTGGGCTGTGCTTGATACAAAAGCCTTTGGTTTGTTAGAACCTAAAGCGGGGGAGTAATTTCCCCTACTTCGTTAGGGGTAGCCGACTTAGAAAAGCCGACTAGTGACAATACTGTTGTGGAAATCAAAGCCTATTTAGATACGGTTGGTATTTCTTACAAATCCAATGCTACTAAATCAGAATTATTGGAATTGGTAGGTGAATAGATTGGAAAGTAATTTGTTAGATAACCTAAAAAAACATATCCGATTAGAGGAGGGCATGGATGATTCTATGCTCTCTTTTTATGCTGAAGCAGCAAAGCGATACGTAAAAAAGAAAATTGGCTATGAGCAAGTGTATTTAGAAATTATGGTTACTACGATCATGTTTGAACACCGACTTTCGTCTGATGATCTCAAAGAAGCGTTGATGGCCTTAGAACCTATTTTCGCTTTGGAGGTGTTGACTGATGAGCCTATTGAATGATTTACAGTGGATCGCTGAGTTACAAAAGATTGAAGAACTCGTAGATGACAACGACAGACCTGTCGAAGTTAGAACGAAAGTTCGTGATTTGTACTATATAGAAATCGGTATAACGGCAGAAGAAAAATACCTATCACAGCAAGCCAAGACAGACGTTGTAAGGCGCATTAAATGTCGTTGGGATAAATCTATCACAGAGAAGGCAAACGGCGTTAAAATCGACGGTATTGCGTATAACATAGCACGCATTTATACGTTGCCAAAGGGTAGGGAAATGGAGTTGAGTTTGACGTATGTTAATTAATTTGGATGACTTAAA